TTCAGAAACACATAATGATCTATTGAGATACTTTATGTAGATTGTTTCAGTCAGACGGAACCGTTTTCAGCGGCACCGTCTATCTTTATGTGAGTTGCCCCAGCCAAGACTTATGGAAGCAGGTGTTTTCATCACTGTATGCTAAAGGACTCTGTGCTTTTCCTTACCTGCCACGATATGCGTTACCGCACTCTAGACCTCGTTCCTAGTGTCTAGATGTTTATAGCCAGTGTGTTCGTATGCTAACATTCATACTATATCAATGCGTTGGTTATCTTTGCTTTCAACCTCAAACCCACTTCCAATTTTTCAGGATAGTTGCCGTAGCAACGGGGGTGCCTCAATATGTCTCGTGCCCAGTTATTCCCTGGTTTTTCCACAGCCCTATTACAATCTGGCGGGCCAACCTTGTGTGTTAGATGATAGTGCCTAAAATGATTTGGATTGCCAATGATGCCTAAGTGTTTTGCCTGTCACAAGTATTTATATAAGAGACAAAATATCAGAATTAAATGTGGTAAAAGACGAAACCCAATCATTGCGACTGGGTTTCTAACAGGGCTCGTTTCTAATGGCAATAAGAAACTACTTTTTGATTTAGTGACAGCCAAACCATCCCTTAGGATTAACGGATATTTGTCCCTGCTAATAATATTTATTCCGCCTGTGTGTTTTCACAATGAATTGTGATTATTTCTTTATCACTTTCAAATGACACTTGATGTCCAGTCTTAAGTGTGCTGTAATGATTTGAAGCATTGTTGTCTGGTACGGTATATTTGCCAGTGTCTTTGTTAAGATATCGTTGACAGGTCACACATCGTTTACGCCAATGCAGGCCTAGTGCTCTTGATGGATATATTTTGGCAGTGACTTGTCTGCCATTGGGGCAGTGTTTACCGCAGTCTTCGCAGTTAGTGGCACAGGGTTTAAGTTTGACCAATATGGGTACCACTGTGGGATTGACACCATCAACAAGCTGCACTGCCATTTCTGGCTCTTCACCTTCCACAATGGGTTTGAATTTACCCTTGGCCATTTTACGGCTTTGTTTAATTTGAGTGTCGCTGACCTTTTCAAATCGCCATTCTGCCACTTCACTGAGGATTTTTTTAAATTCTTTGTCGTCCATCCCATACTTACCTGAGACTGGTTGCGAACTCCACTAGAATTGGAAGGAATGTTGCACCACAAAGAATAATCAATATGGCCCAAATGCGATTGTCTATCTTGTCTACTTTGGTTTCAACACGATCAATGTCTTCTGCCATATGAGCAAGATGATTTTCTTTGATGGTTTTGATTTCTTGGGCAAGTTCTTTGATAGTCATTATGCTGACCTCGCTAGAACTTTGACACGGAAGTTTCTACGATCAATTAGTCCATTGGTTGTGGTCACTTGGCAGGTCACAGTATAGGTCTTGCCTTCCTGTCCGTTGCTTAGTTCCACAAAGGTCTTGGTGCCTACACGATTTTGACTTACCTTGATCAGAGGGTCTGGGTCATTGGCACGAGCGGTAATAGTATATGACACAGCACTTAGACTGTCACCTACTGGAAGCCATTCGCTCCACTCAAAGGTATAGACTAATTGTGCTTCTGTGTCCTTCTGGATTGTTAGTCCCTGGATGGTTTGAAAAAATCCTGTTGTAGCCATATTATGTGCTCCTTATATTATATATTCTTGTTTCTTGATCAACGGGGAATACTCTTGTTTCCGCTGTGATATTGTATGTCCAGTTCTCGTTGGGTATCACATACAGAATATCATTGTAAACTGGTACTTCGTCTGGTACAATGTAAACATAATCCTCACGAGCTATGGTGTAGACAAATTGGGTTAGACTGGCCGCATCAATTTCACGAACAGCAGCCACAAAGGTCATTGCAGAACTAATCACCGCTGAGAATTGAACTATCTTGGTCGCATTTGCCTGGATAGTGGCTTGAGCCTGTAGTGCGGCCTGTCCGCGGTGTATTTTAACTGCATTTACAATCAGTGCAGTAGATACAGCCAAGTTAGCACTAAATGCACGGAACTTGTCAGCACTTGCAGTTAAGTTAACTACTGATGTTGCAGTGACAGCAATTCCTGCAATTTTATCAACATTAGCGTCTAATGTAGCAAAGCCATTGGCAACAATATCAGCACCTTCAATGTGACTGATAACGCAGCTTACACTGGCAACAGCAGTTTGACTACTTGATGCACTGGCAGTTCTGTTTACAGCCGCTGATAGTGTTGCTTCACTGGCAATTGTAGAACTTAATTGAACAACTTCATTAACAGCCGCAATGACTGTGAAGTTTGAACTAATACTGCTATCAACACCTCTCAATCTCAATGCAGATGCAGTTTGTGTGAATACTGCACTTTGATCGCTTTCAGCAAACTTACCAGCAAGAGCATCAGCAGTTAGTGTTGCAACACTATTGATCTCAACATTAATACTTCTGACGCGATTGTCTATTGTGGCAGACTGTGCAAATGCACTTGATTGATTTGAGATTGCTCTACGAATTATATTAGCACTAACCGCTATTGCAGATTCGCTTGATACTGCAGAATCAAAGCCGTTTATCTTTATAGCGATACTAGTTAATGCAAATTCACTAGAAACAATAACAGCGTTATTGCCAGTCTTGATGGCTGCGGCTGCAACTGTAAATTGACTGGCTTGCGTTGAACTAGCCTGTTTTATTCTGCCAATGCTGGCTGATTGTGTTGTATTGACCTGTAGAATAACGCCAAAGCCGCGTACTCTACCGTTTTCCACACCTAAAACAATTTCACTACTTAGATCCGCAGAAAGTTCTTTGTCAACGGTTATTTCAGCAGTTAGTGTTGAAACAATATTAGCATTTACAAAGAATTTAGCAACCTTGACCACTGCCGTTAGCTGACTGGCAAGGGCTTCAGTGTTTATTACTGCCCTAGCAGTCTTAATGGCTGATATTTCAAGAACTTCGTAGTAGCCAGTTTCTAAATAGTCTGCTAAAATATATGGTCTAGAAGTAGAAAATTCACTGACTAATTGGGCACTGGCTACTTTAATTTTTTCTGCTGTCGCTGATAAACTAGAAACTAAAGTTAAGGTGCTATCAGCAAATCTAACTCTTTGACCTTGTGTTGATGTAGCGGTTTCTGATGATATTGTGCTAGAACCAACAGCAGTTTTTACTGCATCTACTGATTGTGTAAATGCAGAATTAATATCACTGGCAGCAAATCTAACTCTTAGAATATTAGCAGTGGATGTAAATGCACTTGATTGGGTTGATACTGCACTTCTTGTTACTACGCCATCAGCAGATAGTGTGCTATTGCTAAAGGCCACAAGGTCAGCACCTTCAATGTGACTAATTGTGCCTGTAAAAGTAGCCTGAGAGTCAAGAGCAGAAACTATGTTTGCTGTCTTAACAGCCTCTGTGGATTGTGTGAATACTGCGTCTTGATTACTTATAAGACCTCTTGTTCTTGCAACATCTGCTGACTGTGTAAACGCACTGTCTAAAGCGGCACTACTTGATTGTATTCTTAATATGGTTGCAGAAGTTGACGCCGCACTAGATATGACAGCAGATGCCTCAATAAATCTTATTTTATCAACTGTGGCTGTAATAGTGGCCGCAGTAGATATGGCGGCTTCAGCAACCTGTTGAATGCCTATGTCATCGCGATAGTCAATGTCATAATGGAATAAGGCTCTGGTATACTCGCTGTCAGCGTTCCAACGACGATTAGTTGGTACTGTGATTGATGTTTGTGTAGGAGCAAAACCACTGGCGTTATTTGTACCTTGTGGGCCAGTGATAATTCTTAATTCATCAATTTTAAAACTAGTATTGTATTGACCATCTGGGCCAACTCTTAAGAAATAATTGCTAAAACCTGCTTGACCATTAATGTGGGCAGTGTTAAAAGCTACTCTATTACCGTCCAGCCAAATAGCGTTGCCAGGATTATCTCCATTGGCGTAGCCCTGTGTAGCAATGGCAATATGATGCCAAGTGTTCACGGTAATGTTAATATCAAATACTTGAAAAGTAACTCCTCCAAGCATTGCTATTCCGCCAGTGGCTCCAGTTTTTACTGTAACATACCAAACATAATTTGGGTAGGAGAAGCTAGTAGAACTATATAAACCTACAATAGGTACAAAATTTTGTGTTATACCACCAGAATAGAACCAAAACTCAACTACTCTATCATTGTAAGCACCACCAAAACTAGTGGCCATTGAAGGAGTAGCGTGATAATCAACATAGCCTAGATTGGCTCCAGTAAATGTTGTGCCAGTGCCTGATGTAATTGACAAACTACCAGTACCAAACTTCTTGATGCTGGTATCTATTAGTCTTTTACTTGCGTCTGATGATAATCTCTTGATGTCTAAAGGTCTATCACGATACACCACAGTGGCCACAGCACTTAGTGTCTGTGTTATTCTTGCTGTTCTATTAACCAGTGCTGTTTGTGTAAACTGACTGGATAGATTTAGTATAATACCTGGATTGCGTCTTACATCTGCAACAACTGTGGTGCTGACAGATTGTGTTGACGCTATCTGTTTGATTCTTGTAGCAGTGGCTGTTAATTCAGCATTGCTAAATGCCACAAGGTCAGCACCTTCAATATGACTGATAGTGGCAGTGAACACAAACTGAGATGTTAGAGCACTTGATTGATCTCTTGTTCTATCGTCAATTGCTGCCGCCAATGAAAAAGCCGCTGATTGACTTGATGCATAATCGCGGCTTCTGACTGTGTTAGCAGTAAAAGAGAACTCCGCCGCTTCTTCACTGGCTGTGTTTCTAGTTCTAACAAAGTCAACAGCCACACTAAAGGCCGCACTGGCTGTTATATTATTATCACGAATTCTACGAACCGCTGCCTCTAACTGTGCGTTGCTGAATGCAAATAGGTCAGCACCTTCAATGTGACTGATTATTGCTGTTTGTGTAAATGCAGCTGTGATTGCGGATTGACCACTGGCTATAACATTTACACTAACACTGGTAGTGGTAATTGTAGTAAAAGTACCAACACCAAAAACAGCATCTCCTACTTTGGTCAGTAGTGCTGTTAAACTGTATTCACCATTGATCGCATTACCTTCAAAAACAAAATAATCAACAGGTAGATAGCCTTCAACAAAGTAAGGTGTAAGACCAGCAGAGGCTTCTTTGACTACGGTTACATAGCCAGCTACAAGATAACCTTCTTCAAAGTAAAACTGATCCACTTTAGATCCTTAAGTTGGAGTGTAAGGTGCTATACCGTTGTCATCAAAGAACACGGTTGAACCATTGGTTCCATTGTTGTGTAATAACAATAGGGTATTTGCATCATTCTGGAATGGTGCAGTAGGAATGGTGTAAGTTGTTCCAGTGTATCTTACTATATTACTAATTCTAATTTCATTTGAATAACTGTTAGAATATGCACCTGCATCCTGCCAAAGACCGTCAGCAATACCGTTTGAATGTCCAATTCTTAATCCTGCATTGCTTGCTTTCAGAGTAGCAGGCAAATTACTAGCAGAATACACTCTATTTCCGTTTGAATACATTGTCAATGTAGTGCCAGTTCTACAAACGGCAATATGGTTCCAGGCATTTAGAGTAAAGGCATTGTCACTGCTGAATCTTACATCAATGCCTGGGGTACCTGCTGATGTGTTATTACAGAATAATATTCTACCTGTGCTCCAATGTGAAACTTGCCATCCATTGTTTGTTCCGTTCTGTAAATTGGTAACAAAATTACCAGTAGAACTTATTGGATATAACCAGGCTTCAACTGTAAAATCTTCTGTGGTAAATGCAGTATTAGATGCATCAGGTGATGTTAAAAATTGATTTGTTCCATTGACATACAAACTGGAGCCACCAAACTTTGATTGAGTGGTTGATACTGCGGCACTGCCGTTAGAAATAACGCCCTGCTGTCTTCTTGTGCCATTGTCATCACGGAATACTGTGCTACTGTTAGTGCCATCAAAGTGACATAACAACAAGGTGTTGGCATCATTGACAAATGGCGTAGTGCTGGGTGTAAAGTTGGCAGTGTATCTTGCAGAATTACTAATGCGGAATTCATCCATAAAGCCATCAACACCACTACCACTACTTTGGCCTATGTATAAAGGTGTAGCAGCCAAATAATTATTTGTGTCTGTATAGGTGCTGCCTGTCTGTGTGCCGTTAACAAACAATTTTGTTGATGAACCTGATCTTGACAATGCTATGTGATACCAGGTATTGGTAGATAAGGTGCTACCAGTAATCCTAGTGGTTGCTCCCACATCCATTGTTAGTGTGCCATTAAGAGTATAAACTATTGGAGAGATCTGACTGGTATTTCCGCCTCTCAAATCCCAATGTATATCATAACTTGACAGTGAGGTAGGTCTAATCCAATATTCAACTGTGAAGTCTGTTGTGCCAAATGCAAAACTGCTTGGGGTATTCACACTGGATGAACCATTCAGACTTAAACTTGATCCACCAAAATAACTTTGTGTAGTAGAAATTGCCGCAGTATTTTGTTGGCTCAATCCGTGGGGACTGCGACCACTTACATCGTCTGTTACGATGAGAGAAGCATCAGCACCATCTGCGTGAACTAACAATACTGTATTGGCATCATTTTCAAATGTTGTTGCAGGTGCTGTAAAGTTGGCAGCATAACGAGCTACCTTTGAGATACGAACTTCATCTATGTAACCATCCCAGTTATAACTGGCGGCTATTCCACCAATGTAGATTGCACCATTACCACCAAATGTGCCTGTAACTCCAGTGACTGCTGTTCCGCCTACACCGTCCTTATACATTGTTAGTGTAGTTCCATTACGGACAACTGCTAAATGAGTCCAAGTGTTGGCAGATATTGTTCCAGTGTATGTTGGATAATAACTGGTGCCTGCAGTATTTTGCCAAGCACTATAACCTGCTTGATCAGTGCCTACTTCAACCCACCATATTCCTAGTCCTGTACCACTGCTTCTATTACCAATAGGAACCCTAATTGCACCTGTTGATGCTAATCTCACCCAAAGTTCAACAGTAAAATTGCCAGTGAATGTAAAATCATTACTGGCTGAAGAAATAAAATGATCTCCTGTACCATCAAACAACATTGAACTCTGTCCAAACTTTTCTTGTGCGGTACTTAATTGTGCATTACCCACTGCGGTAAATGTCTTGGCAGTTCTCGTAGTTGTGGCACCGTTGTCATCTTCAAAGAATGTGGTGGCATTGGTACCGTTGGCGTGTATCAATAGCAGGGTGTTGTCATCGTTGACAAATGGCACGGTGCTTGGGGTAAAGGCTGCGGTATAACGGGCAGAGTTTGAAATGCGAACTTCATCAACATAGCCATTTAATGCATTAAATGAAGTATTCCAACTGGCAATGCCAATACTGACCACAGTGGCAGGATAGTTATTAGTATCTGTATAATTGCTACCTATTTGAGTTCCATCTCTAAACAGTTTGGTAACACCACTGCTACGACTTAGGGCAATGTGATACCAAGTGTTGGCTGATAAAGTATTTCCTGTTATAGCCGTTGCACCGTTTACATAATAATAGATTACTCCATCACTGCCACAATAGACCACAGGTTTGACTTCTGTTCCACCTGAGGCACGCAGATCAAACAGGGCTGGCCCGTTGGTAAAGTTGGTGAAACGGAACCAACCTTCAAGAGTAAAATCACCTGTGCCAAATCCAAAATCACTGTTAGATGCTACAAACAAATAGTCACCAGTACCATCAAATAAAGCACTTGCTCCACCAAATTTACTTTGTGCGGTTGATACTTGTGCATTGCCAACGGCAATGATGCCTTTCTTTGAACGCAAGATTGTTACCACTGCTGCCACAGTGGCAAAATTAGCACCAACCATTGAACATAGGATACTCATTATGTAATGTTTCCTGTTAGGATGGCCACGGTTGAACTTATGAATAAGATATTGCAAACACCGCGTGTGGCTAAACTTACTGAAGTCTTATTGGTGTTAGTGCCTGCAATGTAAGCATTGGTTGTACTCAATGTAATTGTAATTGCGGCTGTGTGGTTATTGTAAACTACCACAACATCGCCTGCGGCAAATGTTGAGTTGGGAACAGTAATTGATCCACCACTTGCCACCTGCACAAATTCAGCACGGTCTGATGTCTGTAGAGTGTATGAACTGGATTTTTCAGCACCTGCTGAAGGTATGCTTCTAAAGCCTACACCGTTAGTGCCATCTGCTGTGCAATTTGACAAATTACCACTTGTTGGTGTGCCTAACAATGGTGTTGTGAATGTTGGTGAAGTGGCAAATACCAATGCACCTGTGCCTGTTTCGTCAGTTACTGCGGCAATAAGATTAGCAGAACTTGGTGTGCCTAAGAATGTAGCAACGCCTGTACCTAAACCACTTACACCTGTGCCAATTGGCAATCCAGTAGCGTTGGTTAATGTGGCTGAACTTGGTGTGCCTAGAGCACCACCACTTACTAATGGAGTAGTACCGCTTGATGCGGCTGTGATGCGACCTTGTTGATCTACTGTAATGCTTGCGTAAGTATAGGCAGCGGGGGTAACTGCTGTGTTAGCAATTGAAATAGCACCACTAGAGATGCTGATGCCTGTTGATTGTGAAAAACTATCACGGGCTCGCTGTGTGGTAAAATAAAGATTGGTTGAACCTTCTGTGACTGAATCAGTTGAACCTGGGCTTGCTGATATCTCAACATAAGCTGAACCACTCCAACGATAGATCTTGTTGGTGTCTAGTGTGACATAGATCTTTGATGTTTCGCCTGTGACTGGCAATGCGGCTTGATTAGCGGCTTCTACCACATCATCCACATAACTTGGCAGTTGAGCGGATGCCACTTTGCCACCAGCATCCAATCCTGCATAACCATTGTTTTGATTTTTGTTAGCTGAATTCTCTGCTGTGAAGCCTAGACTGGTTTGATAACCGCTTAGGTCTGGACCTGTGATAGTAATTGTGTCAGCGTCTGTTCTAGACACTGTGACATTAGTTGCACCAGCAAATTTAACTGCGTCTGTTGTGCTATCACTACCAACTAGATTTAGGTTAGCACCACCTGTGACAGAACTTGCGTTTTGTGTATATGTAGTATTGGCATCTGTGCCATTGCTTGCGGCTGTTATACGACCTTGTGCATCAACTGTGATGCTAGATAGCGTATAACTACCTGCTGTGACAGCAGTATTGTCTAGATTTAGCGTAACCGTGTCTGTTGCTGATGCTACTGAACTTAATCCAGTACCACCACTAATAGTCAGTGTGTCATTGAGATCTAACACCTGTGGGGTGCCGCTATCGCCAGCAACGGTAACAGTAGCATTCTGTAGGTTGGTAAAGTTTGCATCACCTTCAACGAAAGAGAGTGCTGAGCCTTTGCCTGCTCTGGTTACTATTACTGGCTTGGTCATTTCCTAGATCCTTTAATATTATTAAAAAGGGCACAAGAGCCATTAGCCCAAGTGCCCATAGCATAGACCTATTAGGCTAGGCTGATTGTTAAATTGCCTGAACTTACCTGAAAAGTGTCACCTGAATCTATGGTCTTGCTGGTTGTGACTTGTCCGTAGAATAGCACATTACCACTACCGCGTGTGCCACCATCCATAACTGCAATGTGAGTCACTGTGCCCCAACTTGCTGTTGCAGGATCAAATGTTACAGTTGCGGCTGTTGCTGAACTGGTAGGGTTAGTACCAGTTGCGGCTGCAAATGTTACTTCCTTACGAGCATAGGCTGTGCTACCTGCTGTTGCTACTTCATTAGTTGAAGTTGTGCCTGCTTCTAGATTGGCTGCAGTGGTAGCGGCATCAATGTCGCTCTTGAACAATGCTAGATATAATGTAGTTGGTGCTACATATGGTGCTGTGCCATAACGCAATGTATGGTCTAATAGTTTTGCTTCTAAAAAATTTGAGGCCGCGGACATAATAGTCTCCTTTGTTTTGAATATGTTGTCTGACTAGACAACATAGGGTTGTCTATGGTCAAAATGTTTTTGACATTGTATTTACACAAATCCTCAAAAATCATTGAAAAAAGGTAGAAAAAGATTAGTAATAGCCCCACACCTGTGTTCTGGTGCCTGTGACTGCTGTGCTTGGAGCAACTGTGTTGAATGAAGTAATTGGTTCTAATAATGTTCCGCCTAAGACTGTAAGAGAAATTGCTCTAGTTGAAACGATAGTTATTGAACTTGGATTACCTTGACTTACACTTAGAGTCACTGGAACATTTACTGTAGATTCGCCTGCCAGCGGCAATGGCATATAGGCAGAGCTTGATACAAATATTGATTTCATTTGCCCTGTAGTTCCATCATACACGCCTTCCCAAACTACTGGAGTTAATACATATTGACGAGTAACATCAGTTGGAGGTGCTGATTCATTGTCTAATACTGTGATACTGGTAGATACCGTAGTTCCAGTTGCACAAGGATTGGCACTTGAAGTACCAAATGTTATTGTTAGTCCTTGTGTGCCTTGGTAAACACCATCATCTGTAGTTGAGATAGTTAAGGTAGCTGTGCCACTGCTGGTAGTTACTGTGCCAGTTAGTGCAGGGCTTGACACTTTGCCTGTGGCAGTTCCTGTTATAGTATAAGGAAATGTGGCATTTAGTCCTGCACCAGTTGCGGTCAATGTTACAATTGAACTACCTCCTTCTGTAATGCTGGCATTATTACGGGTTGCTGAAACTAGACCTGATGCAACATTATCATAAATTATTACTGTAGTAGTTAATGTACCAATGGTAATTGTGGCAGTTTCACTGCCTTCTGTTGTGCCATCAGAGGTAGCAGTAAATGTTAGTGCTCCTGCACCATTAGTTACTGTGACATTGCCAGTAAGAGGTATTGAAATATCTCCTGCTGATATACCAGTGATTGTGTAAGGATAGTCTATTGCTGGTATATCAAATAAACAACTGGTACAGGAGTGCCCAACTGTAATAGTCTTTGAGGCACCTTCACATAATGTTCCACCTGCTGAAATAGTTGTTAATAAAGGAGCTCTGGCACTGCCAAGCACTTTGTCTAAATTTTTTGCAGCGTCATCTACTGGTTTTGTCTGTTTACTGTAAATTGGATTACCATTAGCATCCGTGCCAATCTGTTGACGACCAAACAATTTGTTCAATAGACTATTCACAATGCCCAAGCCCACATTGGCAGCCAGCATACGACCAATACTTAAAGCAACCTTGGCATCATCTAGATCCTGTAGAGTTTCGTTGTTTTCTTTAAGTTGAATACCTGTCTTCTTGGTCTTTTCAACTGCAACTAGACCAGCGGTTGAGTAAACATCTGCTGAATATTCTAGAGCAGTAATGTTAATTGTGATGCCTTCTTCATCTACTTCTTCAATGCGAGTTACACGAAACACTTTACTGCTATATCCATACATTGAAGCAGTGACATCAATGAGATCACCTGCTTTTAGCCCCAAGGCTGTGTAGTCAGTGGTAAAAGTTATGATTTTGTTGAGTCTGCTTTGTTTAAGTTCAACGCTGGCAATGTATTGTGCCTGCACAGGATCATTGATAAGATTGCTTTGAATGTTGAGAGTGTTGTCTACTTCATTGGCATATCTATTTTCATTTGGTATTGTAACTTCAACAAAGTCAGTTTGATCTTGTAGTGTTCTATGCGGAAACTCTAGACTGCAACTGTTATAAAGTTCTGACACTCCTGTTTCGCTGACATTGATACTGCCAATGATATTAGAGTTGTTAAAACTCTTGATGCTAGATCCTGTGGTGTTTATAATTACAGCCCACTTGCCTTGACTAATATCAAAGGTTAGAAACGCTCCTGCGGCTGTGCAAAGATCGTTTAGGTTTTGTAGTGCTGTCTTGTCTGTTGAAACAACACCGTTAATGTTTAATGGTTGATATATTGAACTTGGCATTGTTTTTCCTTATTTTGAAGTTATTCTAACGCCAACTATTCCGCTGCCGCCATTAGCGCCATTTTGTGACTTAGCACCGCCGCCACCGCCGCCAGAGCCGCTGTTTGGATTAGCACTTGTAGGATTAGTGCTGGCATTACCACCTCTTCCTGCAATACTGGAATTTGGGTAAGTTCTAGTGTTTCCTTGTCCTAGACCATTTCTTACAGTTTGAGTTGATGTATGACCACCAGCTCCACCAGCGGCATAATATCCAAACATTGAATTTGTTGAATCATCCCAAGTGATGGTGGTAAAATTACCACCAAACCCGCCTCTAACAACAGTACCTCCTGCTGGCGTATCATTAGGAGCCAAGCCAGTCTCATTGGGATTAGAACCATTGCTGGTTGACCCACCTCCACCTCCACCGCCTGCTCTGTCATAATATCCGTTAAAATAACTAAGGCCAGTTAGGAAGCCATTTCCGCTTTGAGGTCTTATATTATTGTAGACAACATTGTCAGCTGTTGTACCACCACTTCCTCCAATTGCAGTATAACCAAAAGCCGTGGTATTTGAACCAGGTACACCATCAGTGGCGCTTGACACAAAAGGTACTCCTGCAATACCACCAGCACCTCCTGATCCAATAATAATACTGTAGGTTTGATTAGTTATGGAAACATTAGATGCTGTTATCACTTGACCAGCACAACCACCAGTACCGCCAAAAGTACCGCCGCCACCACCGCCACCAATTACAACAATTTCAAAATTGCCATATGTTAGATCTTCATAGGTTGGAGTATAATTTTGGCTTGAAGTAAAAATAAAACTTCTTGCATTATTATAACTGGCAGCAGTACCAGTTAATGTTACATTTTGATTTACCTGTTGAACACTGTTCTTTTGTTGAATATATGTGAATGTTCCGTTAGAACTTACTCCGCCTGTTGGCCAGAATCTAACGGCAGCAAACTTGGCATTGCATTGTGCTTTGGTTCCAGTAAAGGTCAAAGTTGAAACAGGAGTTTCAGTTGCAAAGCCAAATAGTCCTAAAGCACTTGCAAAAGAAATAGTATAATTGTCTCCTTCAGTGTTATCAAAATCGCTGATGTAGGGAATATCAGTTGCAAAAATAGTATTTTCACGATTGGCAAAATAACTTCTAGTAATGTTCATATTGGTTATTTCAGTGTCGTTACTGGAAATGGCCATAACCTGTAATTTAGTGGCAGTATCAGCTCTTGGTGTTGACACTGAATAACTTAAGGTAAAATCTGTTGCCCAATCAACACCTGTTTTAATAGTTAATGTTGCCATTCTAGTGTTAATCTCACTGCGTGTTCCAGTGACTGTGAGAACTTTAGTTGAACTATTAAAACTTTGAGAACCTTCTGTTCCTGTAGTTGATAATAAACTTACAGCACTTGCAGTACTTGGAGTTACTGTAAATGTATATGCACCTGAACCATCATAAGCACTATCAGTAATCAATGGAACGCCCGTTGCTGAAGTTACAGCATCTTCTATAAAATAAATTGTAGGCGTTGTTACAGCACCAAGATATAATAATCCTTGGCTTGACATAATGTGAATAACGCTGTCTGTAGTAGCATTTAGATTATTTGATAGTGCATAGGTTATTGAAAAATCAATTGATGTAGCATTGCTGGTAATTTGCAATCCAGCCAGTCTAGAATTAACCTGTGCTCGTGTTCCGCTAATAGTAATAACTTTGGTTGAGGCATTTACAGAGAATGACCCGCCTGTGCCTGTAGTTGTAAATGTAGACACACTGGCAATGCTACTTGGTGTAGCAACCACAGTCCAAGTGGTTCCAGGATAACTGGCATCAACATTAACAATTTGTGTGGTGTTTAAAATTGTAGTTGTTGCTGATGCTGGATAGATAAATTCAAGAGGAGTCGTTAAGAACACAACATCATTAACTGTAAGTGTAGTAGTCCAACTTTTTGTTTGGTTTCCATCTGCTTGACTATAATAGGCAATGGTACTAGTAAAGGCAAAAATTCCATTATAATTTGATGGAGGTGTAACCGTAGCAACCTTAACAGCGTCCCATTGAGCTTTTGTTTTTAGTCCTGACAGTCTGTAGACGCCAGCACTTACAATTGAAGATGTTACTCCTGTAGGCAATGTGGCCCAAGTTACAGTAGTTCCAGCAACTGCACTAACATTTATTGTGTAAGTTGGAGCAGAAACATCACTATTAATAATTTCTGTTATTTCAATGCCAATTGGTGTTGTTAGCGCAAAACCCTTATCAATAATAGCTGACTGAGCTGTCCCTGTTGATCTATCAAAGGTAACAGTAGCACTTCTGTTATCTGTAAATTCAAAACTTAGTGCTGATGCATACCCATTTAATTCTGTTAGACTGTTCATACGCTGTAGATCTCCGCATCTGGAATGCCAGCACCATATCTGGTATTTCTCATATAATCATTTACACAATCACCAGGTAAGGTCATTGAGTTTGTAAGTTTGAATTCAATTTCACCTAGACTGGTAACATCACGCTCTTTGTTGTATTCAACACGAACAATGGCAAATACCAAGTTGGTCATTGCGTGAAAAGCAGTCCAATTTGGCATAATACCAGACGCATAGCCTAGACTGCCGTTAGTATACCCCTGTGGAACTACTGGACTGTTGCTACCATTATTAAAACAATAGATTTTAATCAAGCCATTCATTTTATTGTTAACATTGCCATCAGCATCTGTTATTGATTGCACTGTGATACCATCACCTTGAAATGTAACTAGGCCTGAGTTTAAAAACACTGAGTTGAATGTAAATGAACTAGCAGCACCTGTGCTTAACAATGTGCCTGTCTTTTCGCAAATGGTAATGCAATAGGTCATTGTTTTGTTGTCACCACTTAGTACTGCATCTGTAATAATGCCTTTGGTAAATGCTGTTCCATAAATCACTGGAATTGCGTGATTAGTATCTGGGCTCAATTGTTCGCGAACAAATCTATCAGGTTGAGCAGTTTTAGCCGTTTCAGGTTTTGAATTGCCTTTGTTTACACTCTTATTAACTTGAGTTAGTATTAGACCTAATGCGGCCGTTTTAGCCACACTGATTGCAATATTTTTTGAAGCCTCACTTCTAAAGATTGCACTTCCTAGACTGCTTAAATCATCTAACCAACTCATTTTTTAGCTCCAAAATCAAAGTAACTGCTTTCTAAACTAGGCACACGATCCATTGAAATGTCAGTAGAATAAAACTTCTTTTGACTGGCTGGATTGGTCTTGCGTCCCGCTATCTTGTTGTCTAGGATATCAACATTGCTGGCACAGGTAAGAAGCAGGATATTGCTACTATCTCTACTGTCAACATCATATTCTTCTTCTAAACTAATATTGTTTACATAGCCCACAAAGCGATTTACTGGATTGCCAGCAACTGCACTTAGAAATGTGCCAGTGGAAGCATCAAACAAACCTCTTAAGACTCTAACTGGATTGCCTTTGATATTGGCAGCAACAATGTCACTGATCATTGAGTCTGGGACACCACTGATGCCTATAGTTATTTCACCGCTAGTGCTGCGAAGTTCACTACTACTTCCACTAATGCTTAGTAATTTTCCCAGTCCAACATAGGTATCACCACCAATGGTTGTTGATACTAATCTGTCACTAAACAATAATGTTGAACCTGTTAGAGTAATCTTAATGAATAGATTACTTTCAATGCTGCCATAACCTGTTAAACTTAGTACAGACATTATACTACCTCTTGAAACACAAAAGGACCACTCCAACTAACTTGATTGCGGCTAAAGATTGTCCACTCTGGAAACTGAATACAGCGAACAGTATAACTTTCATCACTGGCTGGTGCTGTGTTATTGTAATACCAAGGGAACTTGGCATAGGGTAATGATATTGTGGCAGTGGTAATTCTATCAAGAACTTCAGCGGCTGCAATATCTGTTTTTAACACAGTCCAAGGAATACCATCTGGTAGTTTAACTTCAAAGCGTTTGGGTTGTGTGCCACGACTAACTGCACGAACTGTGCCATCGCGGGCTGTGGTTGAAGCAACCATCTTTTTTCTGTTGATGCTGATTGTTTCAGCCTGATTTACTATCCATTGAAATGTCATTGTTATCTCCTAGCAGGTGTTGATTTACCACCCTGCATTGCTATTGCGTGAATAAAGCCTGGGTCTTTTGCAATCATCTGTTTGAAGCTCATTGCGTCAACTGCTGATATGTTATAGGTCACATTGCCACCACCTTGAAGTCCGCTGTTAGGCACCATTGAGCCTGCTGAATTAGGAACGAATAGTTCAGGACCACGCTCGCCTACCAAGTAAGGGCGACGATCACTAACAGGACCGCCTGCTGCCAATATGCCTGGAATTATACTACCTCCAAGTAATCCACCACCGCCACCTTTGGTTTGACCTAATCCTATTTGAAATAAGCCTGCCATAGTCTGACGAATCTGACTGCGTAGTAGCTCTTCAAGCATACTGGCAACAAACTCTTTCCAACTGCCTTTCATATTTTTGGTTGCTTTAACCAAGTAATTTTCCATACCCGTAGAGAATGTTTTAAATGCTGATTCAACTGCTTTGGCACCGTTGGTTGCATCGTCAACATATTCAGCCATACTTTTTCTTAATCCTACTATTGCATTACGGCTCATATCATAAGCATCAGCTTCTGCCTGTTGCAATTCTTTTACACCTTGCATTGCGGCTTGATAGTATGCTGATGCTTCATCTTCACTTAATTTTCTACCAGTTCTTTGTTCTTCTGCTCTAATTTGTGCTTCTGCTGATTTTGTTGCTGCCACTTCAATGTCATAGAACTTCTTTTCTATTGCAGTCATTCCAACAGATGCCATTTCAAATTGAACATCACGAATCTTGTCATACATATCTAGTTGACTTTTTAGTTGAAACTGTTGCAGGTTATATTTCTCTGTGGCAATGTTTAACTGATCTTGAGATTCTTTTACTGCTTCAATACCTTGTCGTGCTGCCTTATAATATTCTGTCTGTTCTTCTGGTGATAGTTTCTCACCACGGCGCACTTCTTCTGCTTCAATCTTGGCTTTGGCAGTGTTGCGAATTGCAATTTCTAATTCAGCATAACCCTTGGCCTGTAATGGCAAGAACATTGTAGCGGCACGCTCACTTAGATCATTGCTCTTGTTCTGTAGATCAATCAACTGTGAGGTTGAGAATATGTCAAGTTGTTGAGCTCTTTCTGCTTTAATTCTAGACTCAACCAATCCATCAATGCTGGATTTTTGTTTGTCGTATTCTTTACGCAGTTTGGCCTGTGCGGCTTCAAGTTGAGGTATAGCGGCTAGATCAACTGGTGTGCCAGCGTTACGCTTTTCATTGATTTGATCTTGTAGTTTTTGTAATTCTTGATTGAATGATTTCTCTGCTGCAAATCTTTCTTGTGCTAGAGCTTTGGCCTTGTCGCTTTGATTGATAGCATCTGTTTCTAATTTATATTTTTTATTGGCTTCTGAATTAGTGTCTTGATAGGCTTTGAGAACTTTGTTTAATTCAATTGCAAGTTTTTCACTTTCAGTTTTGATCTTGCGTGTGTCTTCTTTATTTTTTTCTAGTTCTTTTGATCTTTGAAGAAGTAATTTGTTTTCTCTGTCTACTTCACTTTGATCTAGGAAGGTTGGTTGATCAATGCCTAATAATGATTTTAATTTTGTATAGGCACTAGTTGCATAGTCACCTAGATAACCTAATGCTAGGCCTAAACTGGCCAATCCAGGAATACTGGAAATGGCCCACTTACCCAGGTCACCAATGGTGCCTTTAAGAACAACTAATGTTCCTCTTAAGAGTCCACCAATTGAATTAAGTTGACCACTTATTGCTCCCCAATTGCGGAAAGCATTTACCACTACACTTACAGTTGTTCCTACGGCAGCAGCACCAGATTTTAATGCTACAAAACCTGCTCCTAAAAGAGCAACAGCACGACCTAGTATAAAAAATGTGGCAACTATTGTTCCTATTTGAACAATTACAGTAATAAATGTCTTAAATGCGTCACTGGCAGTGTTTATACTTTTAGCAAGTTTACTAATAGGTTCTAGTGCGGCAAGTATTTGTAACTGCAGAGTTTTAAATGCAGAAGCAAAGTTATCGCTGGCATCACCTGCGGCTTTTACTGCATCAGCACTTAGACCACTTTTGTTAATAAAATCTTGCAGATCACCATTAACTTTACCAAAGTCAACAGAAGCAAAGCTCTTGCCAAAGATATCAACAGCAATGGCAGTACGCTTGGCATTATCACCAGTTTCTGCTAGACCTTTTACAGTTCTCGCCAATAGATCTTGTTCACTTAGACTTCTTAATTCTTCAAATGTAATTCCAAGTTCTAGAAACGCATTTTGACTTTGTTTACTACCTTCAGCCGCAGAACTTAGTGTTTGATTAAAACGACCAATGCCGTTAAGAGCACCATCAACACTGCCACCTGAAGCGGCAATAGCTTGACTAAAGCCCATAACATTTTTCAATGCCATTCCGCTTGAATCAGCAATATCACTTAGGCTATCTGCTAATTGATAAGCACTGGCAACTAAAGCACCAACACCAAGTGTGCCAATGGCAGATTTAAGACTGCTAAATGCACCTTGTGTCTTGGCCAGCTGACCTTGTAATTGCTGTAAGGGGTTTACGCTACCCTTTACATCTGTATCAATACTATATTTGATATCCGCCATATTACTTCCTTGTCTTTATTTTTGTTATACGCTCAATAAACTTGCCAGTTGGTTCAACCATACCCTTGGGTGCTTGTTTACTGGCTCCTTCATCTAACTTTTGTGCATAGGCATAGTTAGCGTGAATAGTTGAGCCTTTTAACTGTGTGCTACGGCGAGCGTTGCCCTTGTCTTTGGGGGTGATGCTGACAAAATAATCATAGGCTTCTTTGGGAATATCACTTATTCTCTTTTCAAGATCCTGTAGACTTTTGGTCATTGTGTTCTTCAGCAATTTTGCGTTTACGCTCACTATCTTCTCTCCTGGCTAAGTCCATATACCACTGTAGATCCTGCTTCTTGGCTTTAGGTTGTATTTTACCTTCTGCAATATCCTGTCTGTATGATACCCATCTTGTGCTGACATCCAGCACATATAAATCAAATGTTGTTGCTCTGCTTAGGGCCTCGCTGGGCAACAACCCATATTCTTTGGCGAGGTTGTTGAGTGTAATAATCAAACTGACTTCAGTGCTATCCCACTCAACTTCTTGCCCTACTACTTTCCCAAGGTTTCTACTACTTTGCCTATCACTTTGATCAATAGAGTGCTGGGCAACATATTCTCACCTTTGATGATTTCTTTGCCTTCTTCGTCTAGGATCAAGGTCTTTACCAGACCAATCATTGAAGCCATATCCTGTTGATCTGCATTGGCCAGTTTCATAAACATTTCCAATGGTTGGCGGTCCCAAGAATAGAATTCAACAGGCTCCCCAAACTCTTTGACGGTGGCTTCATCGTCAATAATGAACGGAATTAGTTTTGGTTTTGCTGCGATTTGTGAAAGTTTCATCTTTTAATCTCCTTGTCTTTCAATCAGTGTATGAGCCAGTACAAGCATAAACTTGATACGACCCTGTGCTTTATCTATGTCGCCACGAGCACACTTGATTTCATTAGTGGCTTTGGCAATCTCTGCTACGAGACTTTCAAGCAGTTGCTTGTCTGTCTTTGTATCTAATACATCCATATATCTACCTTTTGTATTTAGTTGGTCATAAAAGAAAGGGGGTTTTTACACCCCCTTTCAGTCGCTTTACGCGATTCGCTCCCAGGCTGGGATTAGGTCGCTGCTACTGTGTATTCACCAGCAACTGTAATAGTTACTGGAGTTACCCACACAGGGCTGTCAGCACTTAGTGTTGGTGCTAGACCAGTGATGTAACCTACACCCTTGATAAAGCGGTCAGCAGTTGCTTGGCCACTTGTGCTTTCAACAAACTTCAAGATAAAGTTAATCTGAGTCTTGTTGCGACTGCAGCCTAAAATACCTTGCTCAGCAATGGTTCCTGTTGCAGTCGCTGCGATGTTAGTTCCAAAGAACACTGCATCGTCAACTACCAAGTTCATAGAGATTGAGTTTGTAGAGGTTGTTGCTACCTGCTTCTTGGCTGTGGAATCTAATTGACTCCAAGTAAAGACATCGTTAGCGGCGTTAATTGTGATATCTTGCAAACCAGACACTGTTAGTGCTGAGGCTTGTGTGATATCTGTTTCTGATGAGGCAACATCTAATGTCAATAAAATTGCATTAGCACTGCCTGGTCCTGGACTGATATATGCCATAATTGGCTCCTTATGTTAGTTTTATGAATCGTAATTCTATTTGCGTGACAAGTTTGTCAGCTTCAAAACTGGTCTGAACATCTACTTCTCTACTGGAATAGCCAGCAGTTGGTAATATGTCCTTGGCAGCTCTTATGAGGCCAACAACTTCGTCGTAGTTTGGTGTCAATGATTTTGCATCATTAGCAAGATAAACAGTAACGGCCACTGTGTCTCTGGTTATGTTCACACCACTTAGAGTAGTAATGATAGGTTCAACAATGTATTGATCAACTCCTACATAGACCTTTTTCAAGTTCTTGATGTATAGAGGGACTCCACTTTCACTAAATGGCAATTCAGTGCTGACAATGAATGTACCAAAGTTTTGTGTCTGTAGATAATCAATGACATCTGTTCTCATCTTACTCTCTTAATGTTATACTGGCCTGGTGACTTCTCTCCTGACTCCACAGTGTTGTCATTGTCAAAGTCATACCAATCACCAGCTGTGATAAGTTCACCAAATAAACTTTCTGCTCGTTGAATGTAGTAAGCCATCTTCTGGCGTTCTGCACTGTCTTCGTTGCCAAAGTCTGCAATACTAGGTAGAATGTATTCTGCAAGTGCGGTGTAGACACATAGGTCAGTGAAGTCGTTTACACGACCCTTGATCCTGTTAGCATTGACAGCAGGGATATCTGCCACGGTATTATATACTGTGGCTTGATCACGCCTGGTGTAATATGATTTCCACCAAGCACTGGCACGCAGTTTGGATAAAATGCGTTCCGTTGCTCTTACTAACTGTGTCTCCACTGCATCATCAGAAAGGCCTTCGTTGGCTTCAAACAACCGTGAGTCTTTGTCAACCACATCTTGGAACTCAGCAAAACTGATTACCGTGCTATTTTCAGTTACGAAAGCCATTCTATTCTCCTATTAACTCAATTCAGAGTCAAACTTCAATGAGATACCATAAGCATCATACAATTCACCAACACCATAATGGCAACTTGCAACTACATCAGTGCCTAGGAAACTGGCACGACGCTGTGTTTCAATTGTGATATCACCAACTAGGGCAAGACCCAATGCATCACGGTGGAATACACCGCCTGGGAAGTCGCCAGCGTTAGTTACATACGCAATGTTTGCACTTTCGTAGATTGGAACACCAGCCAACTGGCCAATGTAGCCCATACGCATTGCTTCATTGCTAACTTCAGAAACACCGCCACCTGCTGTGAACGCAACGGTTCCGCCAGTGGTCAATACTTTCTTCAATGTGTAAGCAATTTCTGGGTGTAGAACACAGGCAATACCTTCCATACCAATACCTTGAGCACGGAGTTTAGCCACTGCTTCAAAGATAGCTGCGGCTGAAATGTTGGTTGTGTAATCATTTGTGAATGTTACGCTGGTTGAGAAACCTGCCAATAGAGCACCTAGATCAGCGTCCATCTTGCGGGCTACTGCCTCACCAAATAAACGACCCAAGTCAGCAACTACATTGCTGGCACTTTGAACCACTGATAAGTCAGTTACCATTGTGCGGATTGCCTTAGGGCTGATAGTGATTTGTCCTTGTGATGTGCTAACTGCTGTGTTAGAAATCTCATCACCTTCAGTTAGAGCGGCTGCTGTTTGTTGTGGGTAGATTGGAACTGTCACAACTTTACCTTGACCTGGAGCCAAAGAATAGTTACGAACTAGACCTCTCATAATACTTCTTTCTGAAGCAACGAACATTGCTTCTTGAACGATAGACGGCAATAAGTCGTCTAGTGTGCTTGTGGTTGAACCTGCCATAATAATATCTCCTTAATTAGATTGTTAGGCTATTCCGTTCTTCTTGCGGTAATCCGCATAGATTTTACGGTGTTCTGGATTTTTCATATCCAGTGATTTAATGTCTACTTTGCCTTGTCCCCCAGAGAAATTACTTTTGGTATTTGTAGTTGTAGGATTGGCCAGTTTGAAATGCGGATTGGAATCTAAGAATTCTCGCACTAGGTCTTCAACACCAAGAGCCTCGCCCTTGTCTGTGTATCTAACACTGCCTTTTGCATCTACTACTTCTACATCACCACCTTCATTAAGTCTTACATTTGTTGCAAGAAGAGCCTTGACCTGTTCAGCATTTACCGCATTATATTTGGCAGCGGCTGAAAGTATGGGCACATTCACTTTGTATTCTTTAATGACACTATCTCTCTTTGAGATTTCAGCATCTTTTTTAGCGGCCATTTCTTGTAGTGTCTTTTCAAACTCCCCACGCTTGATTGCTTCTGCTTGCTGTTTCTTGGCAGCTTCTTCACGAAGTTGTCTAAGTTCTGCAGGGTCGCCTAAGTCTTCATAGGGTTTCAAGAGTTTCTTTTCCAACGACCCTTTCATACGGGCCATCATATTGTCTACTTCTTGTTGACTATAAGTTTTTGTCGCTTGTGCCTGATTTTCAGTTTGTTCAGTTGCCGCATCAGTTGCGTTGTCTGTTACCAATGTATTATCTGACATTGTGCATCGCCTCCTTGGAGTGTTTAGTGTTATATTTATAGCCGTGTAGTAAAATCACGGGGATAAACGGTTTCTTAAGTCATTTAATTGCTTTCTATTCTGCTGGATCAGGACCTTGACTGGTGTTGCAAACTCTCCATAGCCAGGATATGAAAACAACCATTCAGATAGTTGATCATTAGTGTCTAGTTCAAGTGCCATACCTTCAACAACCACATCAGGATAATCTACAATATACATTCTGGCATCAAGTGATCCCAGTGGCAGTATCTTGGAGATTGTGCTCCACTCTATGATTTCTATCTTGTTCTGTAGGTAGGCACGAAGACTCCAAGGACATTCTCGTTGAATGCTCTCAAAGTATTCAAGCCAATTAACGCTTTGGTGGCTTCTTGCCACGACCACGGCCTCTTCCCATTGCTTTTTTCATCATAACCAGCTCCTTAGTTGTTGTTTCTTGCTGCCTCTGCAGCCGCTTTCACAATGTCTTCTACTGTGATACCTGGCAATGCTGCCATAATCTCAGCATTGGTCATACCTGTCATAATCATTTCTTGTATCTGTGCCATCAGTTCAGCAGTCATAAC